ATCTGTTGACACTTTAATTGCTCCAGCAATTCTAAAGTCAATGGTCTATGAGGATGCCATTCAATCTAATGCTGGTCTTGATATTTTTGAGAGACCAAGAGAAGAACACAATTATTTAATGACAGTTGACGTTGCCAGAGGTATTGGTAACGACTATTCAGCTTTCTTAGTATTTGATATCACAGAGTTTCCATATAAAGTTGTAGCAAAATATAGGAACAATGAAATTAAACCGATGCTATTTCCAAGCATCATTCAAGAAGTAGCCTCTCAATATAATAATTCTTGGGTATTGTGTGAAGTAAATGATATTGGAGAACAGGTTGCCAATATCTTACACTTTGACCTAGAGTACGACAATATGTTGATGGCTTCTATGCGGGGTCGTGCTGGTCAAATAGTAGGACATGGATTCTCTGGTAAGAAATCCCAGATGGGAGTAAGAATGACTTCTGCTGTAAAGAAGTTAGGTTGCTCTAACCTGAAGACTCTAGTTGAAGATCATAAGATCTTAACTGTAGACTATGACATTATATCAGAACTTACTACATTTGTCCAAAGAAAGCAATCATTTGAAGCAGAAGAAGGTTGTAATGATGACCTTGCCATGTGTTTGGTTATCTTTGCTTGGTTAGTTGCACAAGACTACTTCAAGGAAATGACGGATCAAGATGTCCGTAAGAAGATCTACGAAGAGCAGAAGAATCAGATCGAACAAGACATGGCACCATTTGGATTTGTTGCCGATGGATTAGACGATTATAGTTTTGTCGATTCTGATGGGGATAGATGGTACACTGATGAATATGGTGATCGTGCATTTATGTGGGAGTATAAATGAGTCTCAATGAAGAGTTTGGCTTAGAGCATCTTTTATTCCAACAAAGAACTTGTAGATCTTGTGGAATCAAAAAAAGTCTAATGGATGACTTTTACCTCACAAGAAAAAATAGAGCCACTTTTTCATCAGCATATTCATACGAGTGTAAAGAATGCACCATTCTTAGGGTCTCCAGAACAAGAAAGAAGAGAAGGAAAAGAAACGAGTACGAATATCCAGACTGGTAACTTGCTCATGTATCGTTTCCCCACTTGAAGCGATCAAAATTCTAAATACTTACAGACTTATTCTGGACCCCCAAAGAGGAGTATTAAGATGCCACTGAACTTAGCATCTCCTGGCCTTGTTGTAAGAGAAGTAGATCTTACTCTAGGAAGAATCGATCCCACATCCGACAAGACAGGCGCTTTAGTCGGTCCTTTTGCTAGAGGACCTGTAGAACTTCCAACCTTAGTTGCCAACGAAGCAGAACTGCTTGACAACTTTGGTCAATCCTATGACCTCGACAAACAGTATGAGACTTGGCTCGTAGGTTCTTCTTACCTCGCTTATGGCGGTGCTCTTAGAGTCGTTAGAGCAGATGATGACGAACTTAAGAACGCATTTTACAGTTCGGTAGGTTGGGGAACTGGTCCTAAGATCAAGAGCGCAGAACATTATAGCGATCTTGGTTATGACGACAACACCATTCCCAATTATGACGCTATAAGCCGCGACCCTGGTTCTTGGGGTAACAGCTTGAGAGTTGCATTAATCGACGGTAAGAGCGATCAAATTATTGCCCTCTCTGGAGTATCCACTTCGCTGATCAGCGTTGGTATGGGTGTTTCCCAGGCAATTCCTTCTGGAACGGTTATTCCTGGAATCGGAGGAACCGCTCTCCTCGACGGTCACCTGAAGGGTATTGTTACTGAAGTCCGCGAAGGAAATGTTGTTGAGGTTAAGTTAACCCAACATGTTTCTGCTGCTGGAGTTGTAACTAACAAGACTTATACACCCAATGGAGTTTACAGATTCCGTGCTGGTGGCAGTGGTGTAGAAGGTATCAAGATCATTAAGAGCAATGGTCTTCCCACAGATTTCATCACAAACGGAACCTCTGCTCTCTCCGCAGAAGCAAGCCCTGGTGACACTTCCTTCACCTTGACTGGAGACCTCTCTGCAGTAGTTGCTGCTGGTTCTTCTGTTTCTGTTGGTAGTGCTCTGACAGCAGTTTCTGTTGGATCTGTATCTTACAGTGGTGGAGTTACATCTTTCACAATCGGCGCTGGATCTACAACCGCAGAAACAATCGCTGCTGGAACTGCTGTCACATTTGCAGGAGAACTCAGAAACGGAACTCCTAGAGACTGGTTCGACGATCAAGGAATCACACTTTCCAACGGAAACGTAATTGCTTGGAACCAAGTTGCTGAGCGTCCTGGAACTTCTGGATATGGCGAAGTAAGAGCCGCTCTGAATGACGAAGTTCACGTTGTTGTTATCGACGATAAGGGAGAAATCTCTGGTAACGTCGGAACAATCCTTGAGAAGCATCTCGCACTCTCCAAGGCCACTGACGCTGAATTCTCTGTCGGGGACGCTTCCTACTACAGAAAGTATGTCAAGGCTCAATCGGAGTACATCTACCTTGGCGGTGAACCTGCTGGAACCAGAGCAACTGGATTTAGCACCTACACCGCATGGACCGCTGCCACAGATACTGCTTGGGATCAAAATGCTCAAGGCATTATCTTCGCTGGTATCGGTAATACCAACATGCAACTTGCTGGTGGTATCAACTACGGAGCAAAAACTGGAGTAACAAACACTGCTGCTAACGCTGGTGCTTTGACTGCTTCTGCCGCTAACATCAGAGCAGGATTTGAGTTATTCGCTAACGCAGATAACTATCCCGTTGACTTTGTTCTGATGGGATCTGCAAACTACGGTCTTGCCGAAGCACAAGCAGTTGCTCTGAAAGCAATCGACGTTGCTGAAAGAAGAAAGGATGCTCTGGCATTCATCTCGCCCTACAGACAAGCAATCATCAGCGATGCAGCTGCTGGTTCTGTAACCGTAAACTCTGATACTGACATCACGAACAATGTTGTTGGATTCTTCGGTCCTCTGACATCTTCTTCGTATGCTGTATTCGACAGCGGTTATAAGTACATGTATGATCGCTTCAATGCTACCTTTAGATATGTACCTCTGAACGGAGACATTGCTGGCATCTGCGCTAGAAACGATATCAACAACTTCCCCTGGTTCTCTCCCGCTGGAACTCTGAGAGGAACAATTCTGAATGCTGTCAAGGTTCCTTATAACCCCAACCAGCAACAAAGAGATGTTCTTTACAGCAACAGAGTCAACCCTGTAATCTTCCAGTCTGGATCTGGTATTGTCCTCTTCGGAGACAAGACTGCTCTTGCTAAATCTTCCGCCTTTGACAGAATTAACGTTCGTCGTTTGTTCTTGTTCCTTGAGAAGGCAATCTCTGCTGCGGCCAAGGATCAACTCTTTGAGTTCAACGATGAGATCACAAGAAGCAACTTTGTCAACACGGTTGAACCTTTCCTGAGAGATGTTCAATCCAAGCGTGGTATCACAGATTTCGTCGTCATCTGCGACGAGACAAATAACACCGCTGCTGTAATTGATAATAACGAGTTTGTGGCTGATATCTACATCAAACCCGCTCGCTCGATCAACTTCATCGGTCTGACATTCGTTGCTACTCGCAGCGGAGTTGACTTTGAAGAAGTCATCGGAAACGTTTAATTCCTTAAATATCAAAAAAGACTAGAGGTCCCACAATGGCAAGTAGACAACAACTCAACCCTCCGGCTTTAAGGAAGATCAGTGATTTCAAGAGCAAGCTGACTGGTGGCGGTGCCAGACCTAATCTATTTGAAGTAGCATTAGCGTTTCCTGGTATTGCCCCTGCAGACAACAACGTTCTTGATAAGGCAAGATTCTTGGTAAAGGCAGCTGCGCTGCCTGCTTCCAACGTCGCTCCTATCGATGTTCCTTTTAGAGGAAGAATCCTTAAGATCGCTGGAGACAGAACCTTCGATACCTGGACGGTAACCGTCATCAACGATACCGACTTTGCTATCAGAGGTGCATTTGAAAAGTGGATGAATGCTATCAACAACGTAGCAGATGCCACTGGCGAAAGCAATCCTCTCAACTATAAGTCGGATGCTTATGTATTCCAACTGAACCGTGAAGGAGAAACAATCAGAACATATCGTTTCTATGATGTGTTCCCCACCAACGTTTCTCAGATCGAACTTTCGTATGATTCTTCCGATACTCTGGAAGAGTTCACTGTTGAACTCCAAGTCCAGTACTGGGAAGCATACGGAAACGGTGGAGACATCACTGGTTGAGGTAGCATAAATAGAAAGGTAGAAATCGGAATTAGATAATGCCCAAGCTATTTGGCTTCTCAATTGAAGACACCGATAAAAAACCCAAAGGCGTAGTCAGCCCTATTCCTCAAAGTGATGAGGATGGGGTTGACTATTATTTGTCTAGTGGGTTTTATGGTCAGTATGTTGACATCGAAGGTGTCTACAAAACTGAGGCCGACTTAATCAGACGATATCGTGAGATGGCATTGCACCCAGAGTGCGATAGTGCTATTGAAGATATTGTTAATGAGGCTATTGTTTCCGATCTGAACGATTCCCCTGTTTCTGTCGATCTTCAAAACTTAAACGCCAGTGAAGACGTTAAAAAAATTATTCGCAAAGAGTTTAAGTACATCAAAGATCTTCTAGACTTTGATTCTAAGTCTCACGAAATTTTTAGAAACTGGTATGTAGATGGAAGAATCTATTACCACAAAATTATCGATACGCAAAATCCAGAAGAGGGTTTGCAAGAGATTAGATTTATTGACGCTTTAAAAATGCGTTATGTCAGACAGGAAAAGAAACTGTCTGAACAGCAAAGAGCAATCAAAGCAAGCGGTTTAAATAATCGCATTGATCCAGTAGATCAAATTACTAGAGGAGTATCTCCTGAAATTGAGGAGTATTTCATGTATACTCCCAAAAGTATGTATCCCACTCAAATTACTGGTGGTGGTGATGCAAAGGGTATTAGATTCTCCAAGGATTCTATCACATATTGCACCTCTGGTTTGGTTGATAGAAACAAATCTATTGTTCTTTCATATCTCCACAAGGCAATCAAGTCACTCAATCAACTCCGTATGATTGAAGACTCTCTGGTTATTTACAGATTGTCTCGTGCTCCTGAGCGTAGAATTTTCTACATCGATGTTGGTAATCTGCCAAAGGTTAAGGCCGAGCAGTACCTCAAAGATGTGATGAATAGGTATCGTAACAAGTTGGTTTACGATGCTAATACTGGCGAGATTCGTGATGATCGCAAGTACATGTCTATGCTAGAAGACTTCTGGCTTCCCAGAAGAGAAGGTGGACGTGGTACTGAAATCACCACACTTCCTGGTGGACAAAACCTTGGTGAACTTTCTGACGTAGAATATTTCCAAAAGAAACTCTACAGATCTCTTCAAGTTCCCGAATCTAGAATTGCTGCTGATGGTGGATTCAATCTTGGACGTTCTTCCGAAATTCTTCGTGATGAACTGAAGTTTGCCAAGTTTGTTGGCCGTCTTCGTAAGCGTTTTAGCAATATCTTTTTAGATCTTCTCAAAACTCAACTGCTTCTGAAGAATATCATTACCCTTGATGATTGGGATATGATGAAGGAGCATATCCAATTCGATTATATCTACGATAATCAATTTGATGAGTTAAAAGATGCCGAACTGATGAACAGCCGCCTCGGTGTCGTTGCTCAAGTAGAACCCTATCTTGGCAAATACTATTCTGTAGAGTACGTTCGTAGAAATATTCTCAGACAAACTGATCAAGAAATCATTGAGATTGAT